ACGACATGGTGCAGGAATTTGGAGAGGACTGATCTAAAAGTTTGATTCTCCCAGAGCTGCGAGGGATCGATCCTTCCGTTGGAGGACGCAGGTCCGGAACCGCGGAGGTTGGCGGGCGGAAGGATGGGGATCATTGTTTTCTCAAATTAGTTGGTCTCGATGGATGGAACAACAGGAAGGAAGAGCTGATCATTGGCGGCTTGCAACGCAACATCATGCGGCCAGTCCCGCCGGGTGTGGTCCTGCAGAACCATCTGGCTGGCCAGCCGGTCGATCATGGTCGGATGGGAATCTGGTGGGGCAGGAGGCTTGGGGGCAAGAGCAGGCGATGTTCCCTTGGCCATGAGGTTGGGCGCCTGCGGGAGCACTGGAGGCGGAGCAACGGCAACCACAGGAGCAACCGGCTTTGCTTCAACATTCGCTTTCAACAGATCCCACAATTTCGAATTCGTCTCCAGGGCAGCATCTCGAGAGGCTTCTGCGAAGATCGCCCGCTGGAGGGCTTGATGGAACATCGCTTCGAGTTCTGCAACCCTCTCCTGCGCCATTCGAAATTCTTGCGACGATGGTCGCAAATCTTTGATCGGCATTGCTTTCTATCCTACCCCTTCCCTAACCCCGCCGCCAGTCGGATTGTAGATTCGGCCCCAACTGCCCCTTCAACATCTGCTGCACGCGGGCTCGCGCCGCCAGCTGCCGGCTGACTGCCGTAGCTCCAGCGCCATTCCCCCTGGCGGCAATCAAATTCTCCACCGGCATCCCTTTGTCCTTCCCCCGCTGCCGGCGCATGTCGCTCTCGATGAAGGCTCGCATCTGGATCATCTGGTTGATGTCCATTCCCTTGCCGGTTCTTTGCTCAGATTTATGCAGGTTGAGTTCAAATTCCCGCTCGATCGCCACCTCCAACGGCTCCTTCTCCCCGACCTTTCTCTCATTCATCCCCATCAATAAGTATCGCCAAGCGTCTAGAAGGTCCATCCCGCGGAAATGCGTCTTGTCAACGACGTCCGGATGCCGCTCATCCTTCTTAGCTAGAGGAATGGCTTGAATCAACCGCACGCAGTTATCCCAGATCTGCAGTCGTGGAAGAACCTCCAGACGCTGCTTGGCCATCTCGTTCATATACTGGTTGAATTCGTAGGATCCCCCGCCAGATCCCATCCCACTAAAGAGCGTAGAGAGGGCAACGTTGGCATCGAACTGCTGCGAATCAAATGGAACAATCGGAGCCCATCGCATCATGGATCGGCACAATTGCCACCCAATAACCCGGTCGCTTAGCGCACGACGGATGATGATTCCACTAGCCCGTTGCAACTTCACTTGGCGAAGCGATTCTGGATCCAGCCAATCAATTGGTGAAGCCTCCTGCCCATTGGGCATCTGCGCAGCTGAGGCAAAATCACGTTCCATCTCCCGGCCGCGCTGGGCTCGCGCAATTTGCGCCGCTACATAATCCGGCATGTGGACCATGTTAGGCCCGATCGCTTGGCGGATCCCCGCGGCGATCAGCTCGATGATCTGCCGGCCACCACCTGATCTATTCTCCTCAACGTCTCCACCTAGCCAAAGATTCATGCGATGGGCAGGATGCTCTCTCAACTCCTGCGCAGATTCTCTCCCGACTTCAAAGCCGACCGATTCCGGCATGGTCTCATGAAAGACCCTCTCGCGATAAACGTCGATTTGATGGGTGGATGGATTCTGCGCCCCCCAATAGAAAGCTGCCTCATGGCCGAATCCCCAGTCCCCGCCGATGTCGCGATCCCACCAGAAGGAGATAGGTCGAGACAAGATCTTCTTGTCGGTTAGGTCAATCTCCCGGCCTAGGGAATCAAGCCTCCCACCAGGGACATGGAATTGCCCTAGTCCCTTCACAACATGACAAGCATTCTCTGGTTCATGTTCTAAACGCATGGGACGAAAATTCGCAAAGTAAGCCCCGCCGCCCATCTCCCATTTGCCAAATAAATACGCATCTCTATCGTCCTCGTCTAGAGAGGCAAGGGATTTGACGTAGGTGGGATCATCTAGAAGATATGGATTGTCGGTGACAAACGCTGGAATAAAGCATCTATCTAGTGAATCGCTGGTCCCGGCCGGCGCCTCCACGCCAAGCCGTGCATAGACCATCTTCATATCGACCTTGGCCTTGATGGATGGCTCTGGATAAGTCGCCCGGCCGGCCCCGTCGAATGCTTTTATAGGCAACCCATCGCTCCCTAGAATGGGGATCAACACATCCTTTTCCGTAGGATGCCTCTGTTTAGGCTCTATGTAGTAATCAAAGACCCAGGCAACGCCCGGCCCGCCCTTGGGGTTGAAGGTGCAGAGAATTTGGGCGCGAAGGTCTGGATAGGCTGAACGGACGCAGGATTTGATCTGCTCATAGGTTTTCAATTCCTCAACCTGCACCAATTCATCGATGGCGAGTTTGGTGATGTTGCGGCCAAAGTATTTTTTGTAAGAATTCTTATCCGCAATATGCCCGAACCCGACCATGCCGCCATTAGGAAAACGGTAGGTGGAGTCTGCGGTGGAATAATAACCTCCAAAGAGCCCAAAGATGTCCTTGGACTTTTGAATGATCTCCACCATATCGACTTGGTTGCGGCGCAGGATCAGGCCAATAAAATTGGGATGGTAGAGATAGGACCGGCGATGGAGGATCAACCGGCCGTCCTCATATTCCGGCAACCATGGATTGCCCCAGGTCATCCACATCGGCAGGAGGAACGTCTTCGCCCCGCCCTTTGCCCCGCCCATGCCAATTTCGAATTCCTTTCTATATGCAACGCGCATCTGCGGGCTGGGACGGTAAAGAGGATCCGCCCAGGATTGGCCATAGATATAAGCGGTCAATGCGTCGTTGGCGATTTGCTGCGCCGCAACGTGTTGCAACGAATAGCGGCCGTGGTTCTTGATGGCGAGATAAACGGCGCGGCAGGGGAGGGCTTCCCATTTGGGGGCTCCAATTTCTGGAGCTTGAACATAAGCAGGAGTAGATCCATCATTGGGGCCGGCGGAGCCCCCACCTCCCAATGCTTCCAAAGTCGATTGGCGAAGCTGGTGCGCCTGCGCCGCGGCTTCAAAGAGTTGCTCCTGCGGGACGGCTAGACCAGTCGCTGGAGTCTGCCGTGCCGTTCGCCTTCTGGCCATCCTTTAGAAGACCTTCCCGCCCTGGACTTGTTTCCCTCCACGCCGCAGTCCACCGGCTCCAGACGCAGCCGGCAGGTTGACCAGGATCGTCAGTGCTGCAGTGTCGGGCGTGCCGGCAACCGAATCAGTGCAGGAGACCGTAAATGACGACAAGCCGGCGCTGCTGGGCGTTCCGCTGATCGTCGCCACCGAGATCGACAGGCCGGTGGGCAATGCACCACTGATAATCGAGCAATTGTAAGGAGGAGTCCCGCCGGTGATGGTGAGCGTTTGCGAATACGCTGCCCCTTGAGTTCCATCCAGCAAGGTGGTCGTAGTGATGTTGATGGGGCTTCCCGAGGAGATGATGTTGATGGTCAGGGCTGCAGTGTCGGGCGTGGCGCCTAAACTATCCGTGCAGGAGACCGTGAAGGACGAGAGGCCAAAGCTGGAGGGTGTGCCTGAGATCGTTGCGACGGAAATCGAGAGGCCAACAGGCAGCGATCCGCTGATGATGGAGCAATTATAAGCGGGAGTCCCGCCGGTGAGCGTTAATGCTTGCGAATAGGGAACGGCTTGGGTGCCGTCGGGCAATGTTGTGGTGGTGATGATGATGGGATCGGGGCCGGCGCCGTTCTGGACGATGGTTATGGCCCCTGCCCCGACGTCTGGGCAGTAGATCGTGTTGTCCCCGGTGATCACAACGATGGCGGTGCAGCCGCTGACCGCTACGCCCCCAAGGCGCACCTCATAGGTGGCTGGGGTGAGGCCGGCGGCAATTATGTCTGTGGTGGCGGATGTTGTAAATGATGGAACGGAGGTGAAGGTGCTGCCGCCCCGCGCATGCAGGTAGGTCAGGTCGGTGTATTGAGCGCCAGACCAATCAGCGGAAGGATTAAGTTCCGTCAAGCTAGACGTAGTCACCGCGCCCGACGAGACTTGATGGGCAGTGAAGGTCTCCAGGGCTGTGACGGATCCGCAGGATGAAGTTCCGCCGCACCTCGTGACGCGGTAGGTATGGTTGAGACCGCCGGAATATGAACCATCCGCGGCGTTCACCTGGAGGAACATATTCGAGCCGGTCGGGGCAAAGAATTTGGTAACGACCGATTGCGCCGACCCGGCCGTGGCAGTATTAACCTGCTTGGAGGTGTTGACGGAGGCGCAGGTGGTGTCGCCACTGGGGCAACTTGTTGTCCCTTCGCCGCTCTCGCCGTCCTGGACAAAGTGGGCGAAATATTCAATCGTCCCGGCGGCGGTGCGCAGCACGTCATCCCAGACGATAACGTGCTCTTGTTTGCCGGAACGTTTGTAATGCAGCAACGCACGGTGCTGACGGGTCAGGCCGCTCTGCCATGTGGTGGCGAGATTGGAGAGGACATAAGCAAATGCCGAATCGCTCCTGCCATCATTATTTGCCCCGCCGGCCCATCTCAAAATTGGCGCATGGTAATGCTGCACCTGGACATTGCCGTTGATGACGCCCGTCTGCCCCTGGTTGGTGGTAAGCCCCCCAAACAAATACATATTCATCCTGCCAAATGACGCATTATTGCCCATATTGCCCAGGGATTGCGCGACCGCATAGCTATCCCCGCAGATTAGTCCATTCCCCTTCACAATGCAGTAATCTCCCGCTCGTCGGGTGTCGTGATCGCTATAGAAACTCGCAGATGAATAACTAACCGCGGAGTCGGTTGTGCTGGTCCAGCCCGAGCGGCTGAACATATAAGCCATTCCAGACGACCCGGTTGGCGGGCATGGGATAGTGCTGCCCACTTCCGTACACCAAGTTAAGTCGGATGCCGCCACACGAAATAGCCGTTGGGTGGGGTCGCTGAGGTAATTGGTGGTGGCCACGTTGGGATTCGGAGGCTGACGCTTGAAGATGTTGTTGGCTTGGTAACTGTTGCCGGCGCTGATGGTGCTGGCGTTGAAACCGGCAACGTTGTTATACCAATACATGAACTTTGATGTCTCTGCCGACGCTGGAGAAATTCTAGAACTAGCGGGGAAGCTGATCATGTGCCCGCCCATGCCGTTCCAGCATGCAGTTCCGTCGGCATCGGCGCCGAATGCCCAGACGCACCAATTCCTCGTGCCCACTGCGGCGTTTGGATGCCATAAAAATCTAAATGCGTCCTGGAAGGGCTTGATATAACCGGCGCCAGTCCAGTCCGGGCCACCGACGAAACCGTTCCGCCAAAACGTTGGAATATCCACGGCCATGTAAGCCACACGGGCAAAGTAATAATTATTGCCGCCTTGGGTCATGCCCGTGTATTGGCCGCGCTGAGTGGGCTGCATGTAGTCCATCCACCAGACGCTGGCGTCCGAGAGGAGAATCGCTGCCCGGGGATCCTCATCGGCCATGGCTAGGCCAAACAGGATCGCGATATGCAGCTTCGACTGGGTCATGTTGTTGATGGGATCAACTGCCTCGCTAAGGGTGTAGCCGCCGACCGGGGGATAGTAGATTGGATGAGCGAGTGGAGTGCCGTTGTGATGCTTCAAAAACCACCAGAGGCCGCAGGAGGTCGAAGTGCGCGGATCGATGATGGAATAAAGTCCCATGGGATTAGCCGTGTTTGGCACAGAGGTGGAGGTGTTGACCGTCAGGTGCTCATTATCGATCACCGCGTTGACATGAATCGTCTCGGCCGCAGAAATAGGATCGGCGGGATTGTACCGGGCAACCAGGATCGATCCCACCGTTACCGAAGTGAGGAAGTTGGTGCCCGTGCCGGTCAGGAGACCATTGACCGCTTCGTTTCCGACCACTGAAATAGAACCGGCCCCAATGGCCGGGACGAGCTTGGTGCAAGAGTCGCCCAGGTCGTTGAGCATGGCGTTGCGAAAGGCGGTCTTCTCACCAGCGTCGAGATAGCTGGTGTTTTTCATCAAGTCATAAATGTAGGCAAGGTGTTCCCCACCAATGCTGGCGTAATCGCCCGCGTCGTCTCCGCAGTTGGCGATGGTTTCATCGCATCCGCCGTTATGCCAGCCGGTTTGCGGGTTGTTGATAGCGTGCTCAGCGATGGTGCAGGCTTCGGTGTCGGAACGGTTGAGGTAGCAGATGGTGGCCAGACTGGACGCAGTCTCCTTTTGGTAATCCCGCCTGCCAAGAGTGTAGGCAGGAGGGGAGCCGCCGGTCAGGAAGGACCGGAAGCTGTTGACGGCTATCCAGGCCGGGTTGCCGCCTTGCGCCCAGGAGGAGATGGTCAGGTTGGTGTTGTTGTAGACGGCGTCGGTTACCGATGCGGTGACCCATTGAATGGTGGTTGGGGATGGGACTGCGGTGATGGTGAAATAGACGGAGGTGCCGGCGGTGCTGGAGCAATTCAGGTCGGGGTCGGTGGCGCCGAAGATGCAAATTCGGTTGCCGACGGCGAGCCCATGGGCGCGGCTGTAGGTTGCAGTGGCCGTTGTGCTGCTGTCGGAGATGTTGACCAACAGGCCATTTTCGACGGAGGCTCCGAATTCAATCATCTCCCCGGCAGGATTCCAGCTGATGCGCGGGCTGGGTTGCAAAGTGTAGGGCGCGACTACGCCGGCGATTTGATAACCGCCTGCGTTTGCGCCGTTGTTGCCGTTGATCCAGGTGCCGCTTCCTATGACGGGAACCGTCATGGCAGCGTCGGAATAAAGGCGCAAGGTCGTGGCGGAAGGGATTTCTACGTAACGCAGGCCGTTGGTGGCGAAGTTGCCTGCGATGTTGCTGAACCAGACACGGTCGCCAGCGGCCATGTTGTGGGCTGCGGCGCAGGTGACGACGATGGGAGTGGCAAAGGTGGCGCCGATGACGCGGCAGTTTTTGTTGTCATGAGTGCGGAGGTAGATATCTACTGCGGAGAGCGGAAGCGGAACGGCCATTAGAACCAGGACTGGAAGGATTTTCATGTTTGCCAATTTGCTATTGTCGAGATCTACCACCAGCCAAAGCTTGGCGCAACCGGCGCATGCTCCCCGTAAGTGGGGCCGGTAGACCACGCATATGAGTTGCCAGAGCCGCTAGTATCCGCGGAGGGGGTGTTTTTCTTTGTAAGCGGAACGTGGCAAACGGCCCCGGCAATTGGGTAGCCCCGAGCCAAGCTGTTCATTTGCGCAGTCGTCAGCTCCACCGTGTAAACCCAGACTTCGGCGATCCGCCCAAGGAAGGTTCGATTGAAGGCGGAAGTATTGCCGATGAGCGTGTTGGTGGGGGTTGTGACATCAGTCCCGGTGCCGGCTGTTTGGCTGGCGTAGGAGACTTCCGTCATGACCGTGTTGACGCTAGAGCCGCTGGAGATGAATACTTTGGGGGCCGATCCTGCCCCGTCATAGGTGGAGCAGACAAAATACCAAGTGGCGGCAGTCAATGTTCCAGTGGAGGTGGAAGAGCGTGCGGTGCTGCTGGTGGTTCTGGTTCCAACCACTTGATTGGTGGATGTGATATTGAGCAGCGAGTGCCCACCAGCTCCCACTTGAACGTTAAAAATGTACCCGGCCACCGCCGGTGACGTGTCCACATAAACCCAGGCGCACAGTGTAAAGGCTGTTAAGTCTAGGTTGGTTGGAGTGCTATCCGACAACCGCTCGCCGGTGGCGTTGAACTGAATGGAACCGTGGGCGGGGGTGCTCATGTTGCAGATCAACAGCACCGCAGCGATAAGTTGTTTCAACATTAATTGGCCCATTGACATGCGCCCCCTTCCTAGAAGACAAACTCTAGCGACAACAGCTTCACGGTGGTGGTGCTGGTGATCGAATCCGAGGCATGGTTTCTATCCCTGAAGAATCGGAAGAAGTAGATCTCACCTGCGGCACATGACGTAACGGTCAGTGAAGGAATCTGGGCATCGTTTACCTCATTGGGAGTAGCCTTAATGGCATCTGTGGTGGCTTGCGCCGTCGCAAACGCCGGATCCATCGTTTCGTCGTCTGCTATACAAATGCCGGCGATCTGCCACACGACGCTGCCGCTGTTGCCGGCGGATCTCCATTTGATGTTAACGGCCGTGGGGCCGCTGGATCCTGTCGGAACCTTGAAGCTATCCTGCACGCTATACTCGCCATCCAGATCAGGGAAGGTGAGTTCACCACTCAAGATATTGGTGCCTGGGATGCAATCGGGCGCCGGGGCCAGTGTGAGCGGCAAGTTCATGCCCGGGCCTCCCGACCCGTTGACGCACTTAGCAGCCCTAAAGTAAATCGGAGGAGGCGTCGAAGCACCGGCCGTCGCGTTGCCGAGCTGGGTGGTCATTTGGAATGCATCGCCGGTGACGTAACGGACGAAGCAGACCGTTTGGCCGACGCGCAGATCGTTGGCGGCGAGAGCAGTCGTGATCGCCCCGTTCATTTTGTAAAGCGGCTTGGCGGTCAGGCCACTAATCGCCACCGTCACCGTGGTGGTGTTGACGGCTTCTGCAACAAAGCAGGTGAGGGTTGGCGGGACCGTGTCGAGATCAGTTAGGGCGGCAAGGGCTGGCGACGGCGCAAGCGTGATGGCGTCCCCGGTGCCGGCCGTTTGGGTGGCGTCAGACCAGACGGTGCGCTGGACGCGAGCCTTTTGGGCCAGTGCCGGCGAGGTCATTGCCCAGAGGATCAGAAGGCAAGGAATAAGTCGTAGATTCATTTTCATTCCCATTTTCATTCCCGTTTCTAGAATGTCAAAAGCTCAAAAGCTCAAAAGCCAAGCACCGGCCGCGGAATTGGCCGCGGGGTCGTAACGCAAAAGTCTGGTGGATCCAGCCGGCAGATCTCCAGTAGTTGGATCAGTCGTGCCATCCCCCAATTTGATAGCCTTCGCCCCCAGCCCGGCATCAAGGGTTGTCGCACCAGTGTTTACTGTGGCAACGGTGAGCCTGATCGTTAGATCCAGGGCGTAGGCGGCTGGGAAATTGGGGCAAGAAATAACATAAGTGTCATCCCCGCCGGTGTCGGTGCCGGCGCAGAACTGCGGCCCCGGCCCCCATCCCAATTGGGTAGGCGTGGCGCCGCTGCCGGCCTGGGTTACTTTAAGCACATAACCAGCAGCAGTAGGATCCGCTGAAGGAACATCCACATCCGCCGGCGTTCCGGTGACGTCCCTGACCCCCCACGAGACATGCCCGGTCGTCTTCCCATACCAATCGGTGTAGCCACTTGCACAAGTAGCAACGCACGTTGAAGCAATAACGGCATAATTGGTCCCGTCAAATTGCAGGATTTGAATGGTGACGGCATTTGGCGTCGGATCCGGTTGGATGCAGTTGAAGACCGTTCCAGGACAAGTGATCGTCCAGCCGCCGGTGCCGTTCTGGCGCCAGATCATCCGGATGAACTTGGCGCCGGCCGGGGCCGCGGGCGGATTGGAGAAGGTGAAGGTGATGTTGGAGGTCAGGGTGTGGTCTTGGGAATCCGAGGTGGAGAGATTGAAGACCGGAGTGCCGCCGGATGCGACAACGGTGGCGGGGTCGCTGGTGCCTTTTAGATTTTCGAGGGCGCCGGTCGAGGCATTTTGGCCGAGGTTCGAATCGCCGACTGTCGTGGTTGTCACCCAGCGCATGATCCTGTTGGCCGACCCGACATTGAAAGTCGTGGTGGTAGGCGAGGTGCGGATGACAACGCCATTCCCGCCTGGGTCATGCACTCCAGAAAAGACGCAATCCTTGGCCGTCGGGACGGCATCCTCGACGCACTTCATCGAGTGGGAAACGTCGTCGTAATACATGTCGCCTTCCTGAAGGGAGGAAGGGGCGCCGGCGAATGGGACAAGGCGAAGGGCTGCGCTGGTGCCATTTGAAGCAAAGGATTGCTTCATCCCGGCAACGTAAGCATTGACCTGCGAATTATAAACTGCATCGGCATGCGATCGGGCGGCGGAGAGCCGGCCGGTCCAGCCCAAGGTGAAGGTGTGCGTGGCGGTTGCCGAGCCAATATTCAAAGTGACGTTGGTGTCGTCCACTTTTGCAAACAATTGCGTCACCGGAGTCAGCCCATTGAGGGTCGTGATCCCGCCCCCGCCGCCGCCAGAGCCACAAATCGCCCCCGCGGTGTCCAATGTTCCGCCAGCGCCCCATTGGACGCAATGGCCGACAGTAGGAGTGCCGGCGGCGCGACGGGCAAATCTAAAGGACGTTCCATTGACCCCGCCGACGTAATCGTTGGCCGTCGAATCATAGCCGACATGGCCAGAGACGGTCGGGGCATAGGCTGGGCCGGTCTTTAAAACGATCGCGATCGCATCGGCGAAGGATTGCGTCCCGGTGACCCAGGAATTGGATTGGTCGTTATAGACGGTCGCGACGAATTGCTGGGCTTTAGTGGCTGAGCCGCTAAGCTGGGTGAATGCCACTTGAGAGCATGTTGGAACGCCCACGAGGGCTTGAATGCCGGTGGAATATTGACCAGCGGGGCAGGCGCCGCCGGTGATGGGGGTGCCGCCGCCCGGGTTGACGGCGTCCAGCTTGCGCGTGAAGGGGTTGTAGACGTAGATATTTTGGGCCAGGATTGGAATCGCGGAGAGCAGGAGCAAGGGCGGAAGCAAAAGAAGACGTTGGATTATCGTCATTACATTCCTTAGAGAAACATTATCCAGGCGCCGGCAGCGGCGTTGGCCGTGGAATCATAACGAAACCGTTGAAGGCTCAAAGCGGGGATGTCGCCGGTCGTGGGATCGGTGGTGCCGTCGGGGAGCTTGATGGCTTTTGCACCAGGGCCGCAATCCAGGGTGGCCCCACCGGTGTTTCCTGTCGTCACCAGGATCGTGACCATCAGTCCGGTGACGTAGGCTGCGGGGAAGTTTGTAGGGGCAAGAACGTAAGTGTCATCCCCGCCCGTGTCGGCCCCTTGAAAAAAATATTGCGGGGTGCAGGTCAATGCTCCAGAAGCGGCAATGGTGATTGCGACATCGCCGGCGGAGCAATCAGCTGGATTGGCGGCTAGCGCGGTTGCCGTTGAAGCATTGCCAGTCACGGCGCCCGTGACGTTGCCCGTGACGTTGCCGGTCAGGTTGCCCGAGAACGTTCCGGTCGTCGTCCCGGGCAGGGTAGGGTTTGTGGGGATACTCAAGACAACCGCGCCGGTTGATGCGGATGCTGCAATTTGCAAAGCCGTGCCGTTGATGGAAGAGACGCCTGCTACGCCACCAGCCGAGGCGCCTGCAGATTCGCGGCGCCATCCCCTAATCTTTCCTATAACCGCCCCGCCGGTGCCGGTGATTCCACTTAGAGTCACGCGAACAAATGGATTGTAGCCGACGAAGCTTGAATAAGTAGACGTCGTGCTGGTCATTGGATTCGCGCCATCTCGAGTGGTCCCGGCGAAGGTGATCCAGGTGCCGGCCGTCTGACCTTGCGATCCCGTTGCCGGCGCCGATTGGAAGGTCATCGTCAGGGCAGTAAATGCACCAGTGGATGGTGTGTTTTCGTATTGCACCACCCAATACATGCAGGCGCCCATGCGCTTGTTGTCGAAGGTGGGGGAGGAGCCTGCTGCCACTAAGACAAAGTCAGAGGAGCAGTCGGGTTCGACGACTGTTTTTTGTTGGGCAAAAGCCATGCCCATGGCTAGGGGGATTAGGAGGATCTTGAGGATTTTCATAAGTCCTTTTTCATGGGGATCATGGGGATGGTGGTGGGCTTTAGCCCAGCCCTATTGGAAATAACTCGCCCGGTTCGCGCAGACCTTGTTCATCGCGACATTCTGCTGTGCCGGGGCTCTCCGTCGAAACAGCCCCGCGACGGTCCAGTGTTTCGTAATGCTCCAAATCGCCAGCGTTTCGCGGGCGCTGGTGGTGGAGATATAGAGGCTAGACTCTGTGTAAGGACCATTCGCAACGCCTACGGTCGCAAAGGAGAAAGCGTCGGCGGAGATGATGGAGCTTATGCTGTAGCATCCGGTGGACGCCGGGCAGGAGCTGGCCCCGGAGTTGAGCGCCGGCGAGACAGTTGCCCCCCGCACGGCAATTAATGTTCCTAAACCATGCCCAACCGATCCATCCCCAAACCCATGACCGCCAGAGACAATAGCGATCGCGACATTGGACGTGACGGTAATGGAGGTGAGGGTTGGAGCGGCGCCCCCTCCAGGCAAGGTTGGTTGGGATGTGGCTCCCGGCCGGCCAAATACGGTCAGGTAGTTTCCGGAAGACGGGGCGATGCATTCATATTCCAGCTGCGACGACCCATCGTAAAAGAACCGGTCGTCGTAGGCATAGCGGGATGGACCGTCGGGGAGATACTGCAACGACTCCTGGGCTTGCACAACAGGGATTGGAAGGGAGATCCACTCCGCGGCCCGCCAGCCTATTGTGGCGCCGGCCAGGATGACCAGGACTAACGATCCCCCGAGCGTCCCAAAGTGCAACAAGCGATTCTTCATAGACTTCATTCCCCTTCTGGCGTTACGATACCATGTCGGCAATTTTACGGAAAGCGGCAAAAAGGCTTGCTGGATTTCGCAAGATGGCATATCATCAGGTCTGCGATCATGTCAGTTCTGGCAAGCGGCCGCAACAACCTCTAGCCCGCTAGCCTATCATGATTGCTCCCTCAAGGGAAGAGGGCAACAGGAGCAGAAGTGATTGGGGAACAAGGGGAAACGGGAGCTAAGGTGGCAGCATTACCGATCAGACCAGTGGATGAAATAGAAGTAACGACCGTGGTCGTGACGACACCGGCGGTTGAGGCAAAACCGACAGTCGAGAAGGCGGTTGAGACAAAACCGGCCAAGCGATCTACACAAGACAAAGGTCCGTCGCAAGCGAATGCGATCTTTGCTCATGCCGCGGGGATTCTTGCTCGCGAGCAACATTTCGCAATCGGCCCCGACGACCAGCTCTTCCGCTATGAGCAGGGGCGATATGTCCCAAAAGCCGCCCAATGGATCCACGGCTGGTTCAAGAGCTTCCTGGTCCAGCACAGGCTCTCAGAATTGTGGAGACCTGACCAAGCCAACCGTTTGGTTTCCTACCTGCAGATCGGCCAGCCAATGCTCTGGCCGGCGCCCCCCTCCCACCTGATCAACCTCGAGAATGGAATTTTAGACCTGCGATCCCTGATGATGCTCGACCATTCACCTGGATGGCTCTCCACCATCCAGCTGCCAATTCAATGGGATCCATCTGCCCCAACGGTCGAATGGGACAACTTCATCCTCTCGCTCTTCCCGGCCGATGCCGTCCAATTTGCTTACGAAATCATCGGCTCATGTCTGGTCCCAAACCCGGATATTCAAGAAATTCCATTCCTTAGCGGTTCAGGGAGCAATGGAAAGTCGACGTTCATAGAAGCCCTCTGCGGGCTGCTTGGCAACAGCAACGTTTCAAGAATTTCCGTTCCCGACATCTCCGAGAATCGCTTTGCGGCAGCTGGACTTGAAGGAAAATTGCTGAACGTTGACACCGACGTGGAGATCGGCCGGTGGAAGTCGGTTGCGCCCTTGAAAAAGATCACGGGTGGCGATGGAATCCGCGCCGAAAACAAAGGCGAGAAGGCTTTCGACTTCAAACCGTTCTGCAGATTGCTCCTCAGCGGCAACGAATTGCCCGATTCCAAGGACGTCACCCATGGATTCTTCCGGCGCCTGCTGATTGTCCCGTTTTTGGCCAATTTCAAGCCCGTTTCCGACGGCGGCGCGCAAAATGGGGCCAAAAACGGGGCAAATGGCGCACATTCCCCCCTCCCCCGCGCCGCCGGCGCCCAATCTTCCATCCTCGAGCGGCTCCTAACGCCCCAATCCCGTTCTGGAGCATTGATCCGCGGCGTCCAAGCCCTCCGCCAGCTCCAATTCGCCCGTAAATTCTCCTCTCCCGCCTCCATCGCCTCCGCCAGCACCGAATTCCGCCAGCTCCGCGACGTCCACCACGACATGATCACCCAGATCTGCCGGCATCTGGAGGTCGAGGAGCCCCAACCACAGAAATCCCATGTCACCCATCCTGGCTGGCATGCCTCCTGGTTCAAAGACAAAGTCTGGGTCTACGATTTCTACCTCAAGTGGTGCAAGGAGAACCGGCGGGCGCCACAATCCATGGCATTCCTCACCAAATGGCTCAAGGCGAACGCGCCAGCGGCGTTCGTCATCGTGCGCCCCAGGCCAAGCAACGAGCCCAGAGAGGCTCCCAGGGCGCGAGGATGGGCTATCTGGCCCCATCTGCTCCCCGCGGTGGTCGATGAGGCGGCTAGGGAGGTGGATGACGATGAGGATGATGCCGATGGCGCCGGCGTAGACGTAGACTACGTCATAGACGTTGCCATTGCCGATGTCCCTGGGGCGCCAAAGCCCGGTGAAGATCCCCTCTTGACATTGCCGCCACCAGTCGTCTAAACTTCAATCTGCCGATCGTGAGTCCCGATACTCGTTCCCCGAGTTCGCCACCAGCGCCGGCCGCTTCCCAGATTGGTTTCCCCACCAATTTGAGCCACAAAGCGGCCGGCGTTTTGGCGTTTGGGCCTCTTGGGTCCAAGGTCCAACTTCTCCCCAGCCTGGGTCCAACTTAGTCATTCCCGCTATCCCCAAGAAAACAAAGACTGGGTCCAATGGGTCCAACTGGTCCACCCACTTTTGACCCCTGCAGGGATTCTCCAGGAGATCTCCACCTAATCTTTAGTGTTATTCCCCCTCCATCCCTCTATCTTCGCGTATGCGTGTGCGCGATATTAGAACTCTTGTAAGTTTTTCATCCCTTCTGGATTTGAAATAGTAGATTAGAGTGGGACCAGTTGGACCCATTGGACCCACTCCTTTATTTCAATAGGTTAGCGGGAATCGAGAAGTTGGACCCAAAGTTGGACCCGAGGCAAAAGTTGGACCCAAAAATGGTTCCAAGGCGATTTAAATGACCCAAAATGGTTGAATTGGGGCAACCGGGGCATTTAGAAGGCATTTAATGGAGACAACCGGGGCTGAATTGCCGGCCGAGAAGGGGGTGGACCCTGGGGAATTTTGCCAACGGGAATTAGAAACCTAAAGTTTAGGCGGGGAAATGGGATTAGGTCTTTGTCGAATAGGGGGGAATTAAGCAATCCGCCCCCGCGACGAGCGGGGGCCCCACAGGAAAAAGGGGGTGGTGGGGGTTGGTCGTGTTGCTGGGCTCGAGAAATGCAAGCCCGGGCTCGCCATTGTCGCATCTTATAGCCTATGGAAGCATGCGAGCCCATTTACCGGGCTCGCGCAATTGGACATTGTCGGCATTGGACAATTGCGACAATTGCGCCTTTATGGGTTTCCATACTAGCGTATTGTTTAGAGATAACGAGACGTGGTGTTGCAGATTCTACCCCCATCTAATCTTTAGGTCATGCTCGCCTGCTACCATGCTCGCGCAGGCGATCGCAGGCCGACGGGCTCGCCATTGCGCAGGCCGACCCATGCGCAGGCCGACCCATCGCCGATGGGCTCGCGCAGGCCTGCTATCCTCTCATGCTCGCGCAGGCGATCGCAGGCGAGCCCATAGCCAAACCTTTGCTACCAGTCAAATTTGCTACCAGTCAAAGTGTCATTTGTACACTAAGCTTCCAATTACGCAGGCGATCGGTCGGCCTGCGAGCCCATCGGCGATCGCCTGCTTTAAAAAATATCGCCATCGCCTATATTTTATTTTGAACCAACACTTAGATGACCATCAAACTGTTCTCCGCAAGTCTATGCAAACATTACTACTTATCCATAACAGTTAGATGGGCGTCTAACTGAGACCCCCCACAAATGGGGGTATTGTAGACTGCAAAGTAAAGGCGCATTATGATTATGTCAGATAGATAAAGACCTAAGGGAAAAAGGGGAAAGAAGATGAAAAACGTTCGAATTAATCGCGCAGGCGAGCCCGACCGACCGTATGAATCGCTCGCTCCGTCTCGAATTGACCTAACGAGCCCGACGTATGAAGTCTACTGCGGAAACATCGGGCTCGTTTATTCCGGATCGAATCCGACCGTAGCAGGATATGTTTACGCTTGCTACTGCGAACTTTCCGACGATTCAAAAACAAAGGCGAGCGGAGAATCTGTAACGATGTTTCGCGATGGCGATATTGCCATGGAACATTACCCGATGCGATCGGATGACGTGCAATCCCTAGGATAGTGAAATGGGCTCGCCTGCGCAGGCGATCGGCGAGCCCATCGCGCAGCATAGCCTACTGCGAAATGAAAATCAGGCTATAGGGGAATGAAATGGGAAAACCTCCATTAAAGAGACGGACCGTTCTGCGCTTCGCTGGCGACGCAAAGACGATCAAAGGCGAGCCATTGGGTATCGAAACAGGCATTTGCTACCTTGCGCCTGCGGATTCATCGGGATATGAGATGTGCGTTAGGCGCACTGTTGGTTGCACAAAATTCTGTCTTAACAAAGCAGGCCGTGGTGCTTTCAATAGCACGCAGGTAGCGCGAATCGCTAAGACCAAATGGTTCTTTGAGGATAGAGACGGATTCATGACGCAGGCGAGACGGGATATTAAATCCTTGCGCAGGCGAGCCAAGCGAAACAAGCGCAGGCCTGCCGTGCGATTCAACGGAACTTCCGATCGGCCTGATGTCGCAATGCAATTAGCTAAAGAGAATCCAGACTTGCAATTTTATGACTATACGAAAATTGAACGCCCATGGTTGCGCAGGCGAGCCAATTATCACATCACGTTTTCGTACTCTGGCGAGAATTTTCAAGACGCTATGGATTGTTTGAAGCATGGCGTCAATGTTTCGGTCGTCTTCATGGTCAAGAAAGGCTCGCCATTGCCTGCGATGTGGAATGGCTATCCGGTTATTGACGGAGACGAGCATGACGCAAGGTTTCTAGATCCGGTTGGATGCGTGGTCGGCCTGCGCGCAAAGGGGCCTGCGAAAAAGGCGATCGCGAGCCCGTTTGTTGTGCTCTCATAGCGTGGGGCGGCGATAGGTGGCGAGATAGCAAGGGAACGAGCCCTAGTGTGATGGGCTCGTTCCAAATGCGATCATGTCGCAAATTTGAATAGGGGAAAAACAATGTTCCGATGGCATCTGAGAGTTTATGTCGGGCCGACGTTGGTCCAATCGATGGCGGAAAAGTTCCGAGACGCAGGTTTGCATGTTCGATGTGAAGGGACTGCGCATGTCCATGTGGACGTTGAAACAGACGTGCTAGAACGGTCGGCTGGCGATCGCGTTTGGCGAGCGTGGCGAGCATTTGCGCTCGCGTTGGTTACTCGCCATGGCACAAATTTCGGGCTTGGAATGTCTGATTTGCACATGGTCCGTCAGGTGGTTGAATCGAAGGAAAACGAGGTCGCAAATGCATAATCTAATCGGCCTGCAAGATGAATATATTGAGACTGTGAACAGTGGAATCGACCGATGGGCGCATAGGCGCGATGGTGGCCATGCAAGGCGGATTCAGCGAGGCGCAAATCGGCGGATAAGGGCTAAGCTCGCCAAGTTGGGATTCTCGCCTGAAGAGGCGGAATATGCGTTGAATCAGGCGCGGGAAATGGCGGAGCTTATCCGGATTGCCGAGCATGGCGAATAGCTTTGGGGGTTCAAAATGCTGAGACAAATTAGGCGGATTGATCACAAGCGGCTGACTGCGCATCTATTCGGCGATATGGTGGATTTTATGCATATCGCATCTGAGCGGGAGTATCACAAACTGCCCCCATCGATCCCGTTGCGGTTTGAGTGGTTCGATTAGTGAAAGCATCGCAGCATGCCGACTAGCAAAGGTCGGTCGGCATGCCGGGATATTTTCCCAAAGTTGGAATTCTAGAGCAAAGGGGAATAGTCAAATGGCAAAACTTGAAGTGACTAACGAACTGCTGCAGCATATTGCCCGGGCTGAGAGCCCGGCGACGTTGGGCGCGATTGTCAAAGCCGACTGGGGCGGCAAGGTTTATTTCGGCGCTGTGCCTTATCTGCAGGCGCTGCTGGAGATGGACTCGTTCGACCAGCAGTATTACCAGGAATACGGTCGGCATATTGGCCTGCGGTTCCTGGGGCAGGCGTTCAGCTATCGGGGACCGGTTGCCAAAGCGGTCAAGTTGCGGATAAAGGAGCTTTGTTCCAAATGATGAATCCTAAGTTGCTGGCAAAAGCCAATGAGATAGCGCGGCGGGAGTTTCCCATAACCGTGTGGGTCGGGGCGGAAGGCGATGGCGGCGGCGGGGGCGTGGCGTGGCTCTGTGGAGCCAATGAAGTGGTTCCTGCCAGCCGGGTCGCTTTGATAAACAGCGGTCGGCTGCGGCTGCTGGGGACGTTTGAATCGCCTGTTAAGCTCGCAGGCGCGATGTTGAAATGGGCGATGGCAATGAACCTTGCCGAGATTCGGAAAGAAGGGGGGATTTAGGCCGATGGCAAAAGCAATGGAAGCGTTGCGGCGGGTCGGTGAGCCAACGCCTTATAAGCTGGCCAAAGGAGCCCGAAACGCCGTAGTCTACACCTGGATAGACCCAAGCCGGGTCTATGTCGAACTGCTGGAATGGCACGGTGTTTATTTCATCGGCGGGGCATGGGTCGGCACGGTTGAGGAAGCGGTCAAATGGGCGCTCTCGCATGGGGCAAACAAAGTCGAGCGGCACTACACCGAAAACAACGAAGCGAAGATGGAAAGGTTGGTATGAAAATGGCAAAGGCTAAGTTGGTCACGATCGATCCCGTGCATTTCACCACGGGAGAATGGAACGAGCTTTATTACTCCAGCGATGGGTTGCTTCCAGAAACGCTGGGGCACATGCTGGGGGACGTTAAGCAACGGCCGGTGCGCAGGACTAGGGGGGCGATCCGGTGCGCTGTGCAGGCGTTGCTCGCGAAGTCTCGCGACATGGCGCTGACCGGGCACGATGCGACTGGGGCGGCTTGGAGGCGGGAGTTGCGCGAGATTGCAGCCAAGCTGATGGAGCTTGCAACGGCGGGTCCGGATGGGCTAGCAACGTGCCAGATGTGCGGGGAGCCCAAAGAGCAACATCAGGCGAGCTTGGATAGCGGGGAGCCGCACTGCAGGAGCCTGCAGAGCAAGGCAGGCGATCGGTTCATTCAGCGCGAGCGGATGATACGCGAGATGGATGCGCGAGTGGCGAGCAAGGGATAGGTGATGGCGGAATAATCGCAAGGGACCGGCATGCGCAGGCGAGCCGGTTCAAATGCGAGTAGATCGCACTCGAGAATTCTGCGGATTGCAGGCTCGAGATTTTGAAAGGGGAATTGAGCAATGGCAAAAGTTGTGATTAGAAGGTCAACCGGGGAAGACTTGGATTATGTGCTGCGCGGGGTTCCATCGGCGAAGGCCCATGAGGTGGCGTCGTCGCTGAATATCCTATTCGCGACACGGGATATCCGGATTTATTACCAGCGGGAAGGTGAGAAGCACTGGACCTCGTTGGTGGCGCAGGTCGATATCGGGGACTAGGGGAATTTTGAAAGGAGCAAAAAGCTGATGTACAAACCAACGGTTTTGGAACTGAGCTTTGATCAGTTGGACGCCATGACAACCGCCTTTGAATGGGGCGCGGCTGACCAGGAGGAGTACGTTAAGTTCGTGCGCAAAGGTGGCGAAGATATCGATCCGGAATGCGCCATGAACAAGGCGGATTCATGCAATCAGGTGGCGCTCATCTGCCTGCAGTTGGGAAACAAAAGCCTGCATCGGATCTTTACCGGGTTGGCGACGTCCTGGTACGAAGTGGCTGAGCAGTTGGCCAAGGTGAGAGCGCAGGAGGAAGGCGAGACGGTAGAGCCGGGGCAATAGGGCTCCGGACTTTCAAGGGGCTCATCGGCCAGCGGGGATGGTCGATGGGCTCAAGTGAAAGGGGAACGAATTCGAATGACGATCTTGAAAGCAGTAAAGACCGACATGGACCGGCTGCGGTCTATCTTCGCGATGGTCGATGCCAAGCCGCCGGCCAAGCCGCCGGTCGGCGCGGGGCAAGTGCCGACCGCAACGGCTGTGGTGAGCCAGCTGGAAGGGGAGAGGGCTCCGGGGCTGGACCTTGGGGAAGTGAGGGTTAAGTCATGACCTCGACCCCAGCGAAACGCCAGTGCAATTGCGCAGGCCCGATGACGATCTCGTCTTATGAGAACGTCAGGAGATGGGTCCACTGCCCAAGCTGCGGCAAGGTCTGCAAGGTCAAGGCGAATAGCCTGGGGATCGCGACGATCAGGCCGCATAACGAGCCGGTTGTTATTTCGCCTTATGATCAGGCGAAATAAAAATTCGCAGGAAGTGTGATATTTTATTGCCCAACCTATTGCTTGTCAGAGTTGGCAAGCGTATAGTTGGGATGGCTGGAAAATTTAAGAAAGGGGAACGAAATGAAGAAGTTTAAGGTGGAAGTGATCGCCGATTCATCGGGGAAGTGGTGCTCGAATGCCCTGGTGTACGACACGCATGAAGCAGCCGAGGAAGCAGGAGCCAACTTGGCGGGGCGTTGGATGGCGGTGCGTGAGTGGCGAGTGGTGGAAGCTACCATCGAGCGCAAAGAGGCCGGGCTCACCGAGGAGGTGGAGTCATGATCAACAAATGGACGGCTGGAAAATCAACGATCAAGTGGGCTCATGACAAGGTCACTTGCTCGAATCCGAAATGCCCCGGGGACAAAACCTGCGGGGTCTTCCCCTCGCGGCAGGACCACATCAACCATGCCGAGGCGGCTTATGCGCTTTATGCCAAGGCTGATGGGACAGAGTTTCAAGACTTTGTGATCGACGTGATCATGGCGGCAGAGGCGCGGGGGTTTATGTTGAAAGACGTTGCAGGATATGCTGCGGCGGATGAGGGACCGGAGACGGCGACGGCGCGGATCGCAAGGTGGGTCGGCGCGGCAACGGATGTTGCGATCGTGGGCGGCGGGGACCAGGACGGGGAGTTGGCAGCGGCTTATCGCCAAGCGGCGAAGGATGAGGTCAGTGGCAAGGAAGGGGAGTTAGAGGTTGATGACAACGCGGTTGTCTCGTTTGGGGACGACGACGGAGCTTATGTGCAGGCTTGGTTGTGGGTTGGTGATATTGAAGCCAAGATCTACACCTGCCAGGAATGCGGGAAGGTCGAGATCGATCCCAAGGACAAGGCGGATTGGGGCGGGGATGGCTATGAGCTTTGCCCCGCATGCTGCGCGAAGGCTGAGGTGAGGGCAGATGCTGCGGCCATCTGGGCTGCTGCGCAGGCGGTGAAGTGATGCTCCTGGAATTCCTCAGCAACGCATCAACCCTCATTCTCATCACGGCCATTGGTGCATTCGTCATCATGCTGCAATCCCGCTACCACTGCATGAAGGTGGCGGGATGGCTGCTGGCCAAGGCGGATGCACTGGCGGAGTTTGAACGGAGGAAAGAAGTTTACTGGCGGGATTTGCCTCCCGTTGGGGATGGGTCGGCAAGGTCGGTAAGGTCGGTAGTAAGGGAGGTGCAATCGTGACAATCGTGAAACGTGGACCAGGAAGGCCTAAGAAGGGCACTGAGCCGCTAGGGGCAGACGGCCGGCCGCTGACCCGCTACATCCGCCAGCCGGCGCGAGGTCGTGATTTCTCGAGCAAGAACCGGGTCAAGTGGACTGGGATTGGATTGGACAACTGGGGCCGCGTGCTGGCCATCACGGTTAAAGGAAGAGATGCCGAGGAAGCAATCAGCGATATGATGCTCGATGCGCGGCTGGGCGTGGCGATCTGCGTGCTGCCCGGGGTCGTTGGGGAAGAGATGGTGCTGGCCGATGAGAAGGGGCGGATGCCGGTCGTCCTAGGGGCTCCCAAAGACAAAGATGAGGATGATTATGAGCCCGAATGCACCTGCGACGACCGGTCGTGGTACGGGGACGAGCATGATTCTGCTTGTGAGATGCAGGGGCAGCGGTGGCCGGATCATGACTGCTCCAACCTGCCGGCTGGCGAGAGTTGCGATATCTGCGATCCGCAGGCATGGCCCAATCTTTAGAAGGGCAAGAAGCAAGGGGGCAGGGGATTGGTCGAGAGGCCAGAATTCCTGCCCCCTTTTTGCTTGTCAGTTCTAGCAAGAACTGGTATGCTTGATCGAACCAACGGGACAGTTGAAAGGAGATTTGAAGATGGACGTTCGACACTCACGGTTTTTAAAGTCGGCCTATAGACGCGCAGTTTACAATCCCATTCCAGGTGGGGCGGTGGTTCCAAAGAATGAGCATGGCTCGCCGGTGCGGGTCGGGATGGCGCCGCTGATGGCTGCGCTGAATAGTGATGCAGATGATGACTGGGACCAGGAGGAGCTTGATCTGGAAGCGCAAGAACTGCAGGCGCAGGAGCACCATGACCTGGGCTTGAAGACGATCTTCTTTTTTGATGGCGGGGTTCCAACGGCGATTGCCGGCAGGGACTGGCAGAAGGATGACAAGAACGGATGGGAGCCCGAGGGCTGGGGAAGGGCAGGAGGTGCGCTTTGATCACCAACATGCTCGACGCAAAGACCATTGAACTCCAACGTCCGGACGACATCAGTTGCTGGACGTGGTATGACAAGCAGGCGCATGGTGATCTGCCGCTGTGGCAGAACTGCTTGTTTGCCGCGCACAATGCCGGGGCGGTTGATGTACGCAAGGCGGCGGAGACAATGTATGACCATCACAACGGGCAGCGTCTGTCGGGGCTGACGCGCCGGGAGAAGCGGGAGTTGATAAGGGGAAAGGCAGGCAAGAAATGAAAATCTGGGATCGCTGGAAGATCTGGGACCGCCCCGACCCGCCGCCTTATCGCTGGGGCCGAATCGATACTCGTTACGATACCCAAGCTCACCTTGCACCACCTATCGACCTTAGAGAGCCGGTCGAGCCCGAGTGGCATCGCTTGGCGGAAGCACTGGCCAAGGGGCTGCTGGCCGGTGCGTTTATAACGATGGCGGTTGTTTATGCCCCATTCGGATGGGTCTTGATTAAAGACCTGACCGGATATGGCGAGGGCGGGATTTTCAACCAGCCTAATGAGCGAGTGGCCAGGATGTCGGTCGTGCTGACGCTGGTGATGGTCGGGTTTGGTGGGTTGGGGATGGCGGCGGTCGGGGCGGCGGTGAAGATGCTGGTGGAGTTGGGGAAGCGGGAGCGGGAGAAATAAGATGGCCAAGAGAATCGACGATGCTGAATGGGCGGAGTATCAAAAATGGGCGGAGTATCAAAAGCTGCGGGCCAAGGAGATTGAAGATCCGCCAGGAATTACGATTGGGTCAATAATGGCGGTTGTTTTGGGGCTGGTGGTCGGCGCGATTATCTGCATCGTGTTTTCGATGATGGTTCAAGGTTGAGGAAGGGGAAATAAGGATGGCTAAGCGAATTGACGGGGAAGAGTTGGATCGATTGATTGAGGGGATGGTCAGGGACGATGCCCCAGTGCCGGCAATAGAGCCCTGGCCCGAGGTCCATCGCCTGACAAACGAAGCCGAGGCGCAGCTCGTCCAAGAACGTTGGGCTCCATCCTCCCAACAGCAAGACATCTTCGACTGGTGCAAGCACCGCACCGCCAACGCTGTTGACTGGGGCGGTCACCACGCCGGCACTATGGTCTATCCCTGGCCGCTCTATGATCGCGTGCTGATCGTTGGGGCGCTGGCCGGGACCGGCAAGACCTCGACTATGTTGCGGGGGATTGAAGAGCACATGCCGGGAGATGTCTGGTTTGGCGCGTTTGCCAAGCCGATTGCGCGGGAGATCTCGAGGAAGCTCGAGCCGATTCGGTTGGCGCGTTGCTATGGCAAACAGACCAATGGTGGATGGGCTGGGGCCGGTGGATTGGTCGAAGCATCGACCGTGCATTCACTCTGCTGGCAGAGTTTGTTGAGATGGTGCAGGCAGGTGCGGCTGAACCCGCCGATGCTCGATGAAAGGAAATGGGAGAAGGCTCTGGATCTGCTGATTTATGGACCCCCAACCAAGGGACAGAAGCCATGGGAGCGGAAGCCCTTGCCCGGGAGAAGGGCAGAGGCCACGTTGGTTGAAAAGGAAATTGGGGGCGTTGGCGTTGTCGCTTGGCTGATCGACATGGTGATGCAGTTTGGAATTGGCCTCAACCTATGCGGGGTTAGCCAAGAGGCGAGAGAGAAGTTCGATGACGTCGCGCCATGGCTGAGGATCATGAAGCATTTCGACGTGAGATTCAAGAGCCAGAAGGTGGAGCGGGACGTCATTAAACTGGCCCAGCTGGTGATTGGGAAGGATCGCATGTTGGACTCCATCACCTTCACCGAGATGATTTATCTCCCCCTAACCTTGCAGGATTGCCCATGGGCGGATGGGAAATTTGGTGCTCCGGAATTTCCCCAGTTCGATTGGGTGCTAGGCGACGAGGCGCAGGATCTTAATGTGATTAAGCGGGAAGTCTTGTTGAGAATGATGAAGCCCGGGATTGGGAAATTGGTGATCGTCGGGGATAAGCATCAGGCGATCTTTGGATTCACGGGGGCGGATTCCCAGAGCATGAAGAACCTTGCGTTAGCTGTTGGCCGGCAGACGATCATCGAGAACGGCTGGGAAGATGCGCGAGTGCCGGTGCAGGACGAGGAGCCCAGGTTGGAGCTGATGCCCACGATGCTGCCGCTGAGCATCACAAGGCGATGCCCTAAGAAGGTGGTGGCGTTGGCGAAGAAGTGGGCGCCGGAATTTGAAGCGGCGGATGAAGCAAGGGATGGTGAGATTCGAAACATGCGCCAGGGGCAGTTCTGGTACGCCGCTGGAAAGTCTATGGTCGCAGCCAAGGGAGAGCCGCCTAACCCGGATCTGCTGGCTGCACATGCCGCATGGGAGGCAACCAAGCATGGCGAGAAGGCGATCTTGTGCAGGTTGAATGCACCATTAGCAGGCATCTACTACAAGTTGATGCTGATGGGGATTCCAGCGCGGATCGAAGGTCGGGATATTGGGAAGAAACTGTTGGCGCTGGCCGGCAGGTTCAAGGTTGGCACGGTTCAGCAATTTGTGGAGAAGCTAGAACAATGGTGGAGTCGTGAAGAGGCTAAGATGCAGAAGGCTGGCCGGTCAGGGGAGATCGGAATGATTCGAGACTCTGTCGATTGCCTGATGACGATCGCGCAGAATGTGCTGGCCCGGTATGAAGAGGATTACTTGGCGGAAGCGAAGGAGGAAGGGGATGAAGCCGAAGTGCCGATCGACCTGCTGCAGGAAGAGATCGAGCGAATTTTTAGTGACCAAGCCGATGCGGTCGAGGGAAGTGGAGAAAGGCCCAATGCGGTCACGTTGAGCAGCTTCCATAAGTCCAAGGGGCTGGAGTGGGAGTTGGTGGTGCTCTGGGGCAGGGCAGAAACCTGCCCGGTGAAATGGGCCAAGCTGGATTGGGAGAAGGAACAGGAAGACTGGCTGCAGTATGTGGCGACGACTAGGACGAAGAATGAATTGTGGGAGGTTTCGATTTAAGTTATGAAGGAGGCTTCGATTTACGTTATGAAGAACCCAGCAATCCTGGATAAGATCCAGCGGGCGGCTGAAGTACGGGCGCAGGTGCGTTCTCACATGGCGGCTTGCATACGGCAGGTCGAACGGTGCGAAGCGGAGTTGAAGGTTGCCAAGGATAGCTTGGCGCTGATGGAGGCTGAAGTTGCAATGGCATCTCGCAAGCTTGAGAAGGCATTGG